TTTGAAAAGTTCATGAACGATCCTCAAAATCATTCTTATACTGATGACGATGATGAGGATCCAGAAGATGATGATAAGATGAGTTACAGTGGTTCTGCTACTGGTAAGTTTGTTGAGCCGTGGACTGCTAAGGCTACACCTCGTCCTAACGTATAGCTATTACCTTTACGCATAGCAGGGTTGTGTTGCGACGCAGCATATTTGTCTTGTTCCCGTGATAAATACTGTGTATACTTAAAACATCACACACAGGGGAACTAAAGATGTCTATAAACACAATCGTCCAGAAATTTAAAGAGTATAGCCGTTACCGCAAGGCACTATCGGAGTTAGCTATGCTAAATGATAGAGAGTTAGCTGATCTAGGATTATCACGCTGTGATATCTATGAAGTAGCCCGGTCATCAGCAGGATATGTACGATGAGCACATTCTTTGCTATGATCGATGCTGCTGTAAGAGCTAGCCAATATGCGCAAGCAGGCAACTATAAAGCAGCATTAGAGATAATGCGCACACTTTAAGTAAACGGGCTTAGTGCCCGTTTTTTTATATCTCGTCATCTATTTTTATATTGTGTAGCAGTTCGCGTAGTTTAGAGCCGCCTGTTTGTGCTCTTACCTTAGCTACTTCTTTAATAGGGTCTTCTTCACTATTCTTAACTGTAGTACGTGCCTTGATACTATCAGCGATCCTGCTACGCCCACCTGTTGGATTGCTATCCTCTTCTGCTTCATCGCAGTCAGTGATACGCAGTGTATCTGGATCAAATGCCAGATCTACCTTTTGTCCTACACCACTACTACTACGTGTCTTCATAAACTGGATCTGATATCTTCCACGTTCACGCATAGCCCTACTAGTAAAGATACCAATCACGTTATCTGCTGTCTGGATCTTAGATAGTCCGCCACTGATATGGCTGTGATCAAACTCTACTTCTTCTACTGCTGCTCTGTTAAGCTGGCTTGCTGTTACAGTGATAGCTTTGATCTCCATAGCAAAGTTACGTAGTTCTTCTGATACATACTTGTCTTTAATAAATAGGTTCTCAGGACTGATCTTGATCGAGATAGGCATCAGTAGATCTAGATAATCGATCAGGATAACATCTGGAGTATATCCCTTGCGGATACTATACTCTTTGACGTAGGCACGTAGGTCATTTACGTTCTTACCACTGGGCATATACTTGACCTGTATAGCGCCACTTTTCTTACCTGCTACTTTGACTTTAAGCTCAACTTCATCGATGCTCTTAAAGATCTCACGGGTAACGATACCTGTAATCATACTATCGATACGCATACTAGTCAATGCTTCACTAAGTTCGAATGTTAAGTATAGTACATTAAGTCCAACGCTTGCGAAGTTAACTGCTAGATTCTGTAGGAACAGACTCTTACCTGCGCCCGATCCACCGCAGAAGATATTAAGTTCGCCTCGGTTAAAGCCACCATATAGTTTCTGATCAATAGCCTTCCAGCCTGTGCTAATCTGTCCATTATTATCTTTTAGCATCAATAGCCTAGCCCTAGGATCAGCAAAGTAGTCTGTGCCCATATCTTTAGCCAGACTTATCTGTACAGCATCCTTAATCATCTTCTCTACTGGACCGTAGTCTCCTTTTTCAAGCAGATCAGCACTGGCTAGGATAGCCCGTTCTAGTGCTTTGTGTCTAGAGAAGCGTTCAAACTCATCTAATAGCCAATCATAGTTCTCTTTAGGAATATCTGTAGCATCTAGTAAGTTCATACCTGTTTCTGCACGGACGATTCGTAGTTCAGGCATTACCTTATATTTGTCTACATATTCTTTAAGATACTTTGCTATTGGCTGTAGTTTACGATCAAAGCTTTCGTGTTCAAATATGTTCTGGACTCGGACAAAGCTTTCGGCATCAGCTAAGAACATTTCTAGATAGAGTTTCTGTATGTCGTAATTGTAATCAGCCATACTATACTATATTACCTCTTGTTGTTAGACTCAATCTTATATTTGGACAGTGTGTACCGGAACACTATAGTACTTGCTGAACAAATCAGCATCTCTATGATCATTAGCTATAGGCTGTCCTTTGATGTTTAGGCTAGTATTGAGTAATACTGGGCATCCTGTTTCATTGTACCATGCTTCTAGTAACTGTCGGAACCCACTACCATCCTTTGGCACAGTCTGTACTCTGCTCGTATTATCGTGATGTACGATAGCAGGTAGTTCATCTGGTCTAAAGCATTTAACGGCATACTGCATAAAGCGTGATGGATAGTCTAGATCAAAGTATTCACTAGCATGTTCTTCTAGTATAGCAGGAGCAAATGGTCGGAACTGCTGTCTCTTCTTGATATCATTTACTTTGACCTTAATATCGTTAGATCTAGGATCTGCTAGGAGACTACGGTTACCCAATGCCCTAGGTCCAAACTCTGCTCTACCATTAGCTACACCAACTGGTATTCCTTTTAGTAGATCCTTTAGTAAGACATCTACTGGATACTTACCTACTATATCGTGCCCTAGATAACAATTCTCCCATGTTAGATTATAGCAAGTATGTGCGAGTACAGCACCTACGCTTGATCCACTATCACCTGGGTTAGGAAAGATCCAAACATCGTCAAAGTATTCCCAAGCTATACTATTAGCCAAGCAATTAAGAGCGCATCCGCCAGCAAGTGCTATTCGTGTAGCACCAGTTAATTCTTTAGTCTTCTGTAGTAGTAGTCGGAACTGATCTTCATAGATACTCTGTGTAGCAGCAGCAATGTCAAATAGATCCTGTACACCATTTAGTTCTTCTGCCCAATAAGCACATCCTCTGTGTAGATTAACAGTTAGTTTACTATTGTTCCACATATCTTCTAGTATACGATCTTTTAATCTAGTTGGATCTCCGTATGCTGCCATACCCATGAGGATGTATTCATCTTCCTGCGGTTTAAGTCCTATACGCTGTGTCATAGCACTATAGAATAGTCCTAGGCTATCGGGAAAGTTTTTAGTCCACTTCTTCTTCAGATAGCCACTACGTCCTTTCCATATGCTTGTTGTATTCCATTCACCTATGCTATCTATACAGAGCACAGCACATTCAAACCATGGAGCAGTATAGAATGCAGCAGCAGCATGTGAATGATGATGATCTATATATGTTATTGGCACATCTTCAATACCAAACTTCTTTAAGTATTCTTCTATATTGTTCTGATTGAAGCGAAGACCTTGCCCTGCCCATAGTTGCCTTAGTGATTTCATAAAAGGACGTTCATACCAACAGATACGTTCTGGACGGCCATATTGATTCATTAACTGAAACACCAATAATGCTGACAGGTCTCGATCGTTTTTCTTTCCAGTATATCGTTCTGTTTGGCTAGCGAATAAAAGCTTGTTATCGTTGAATATAGCGATCGAAGCATCGTGGCTATTGCCCGAAATTCCCCAGATAATCATCTGTAGATAAACGGATCTCTCTTACGCATCTCTTCTATGCGCTTGCGAAGTTTACGTCGTTCCATGTATGTACGCATTGGCCATGATAGCCATTCCCATATCTTCTTCATAGTTTCATCCTTAGTTTAGATTTAAGTTCAGTTGTTTCAACGTTCTTCATGATACTTATCATAGTAGCTAGCCGCCCATATCGTTTAATAGCATCTCCTGCGTCTTTGATATCTGTGTCCCAGTTAGGAAACGCGATACTCCACCCTAGCTTGATTGCTTGCCTAGCCATAGTTTCACCTGCTTTATCTTGATCAGGAACAGCAATTACCTGTTTACCTAGCTTATTGATCTGTAAGGCCTGTTCTGGACTAATTTCGTTAGTAAGTACAGCCACACCACCAAGCATAATAGCATCAATGCTACCTTCAAACACTAACACAAACTTACGATCGTAAGGTTGTTTATCTAGATTAAAAACGATATGCGGTGGATGTTCAGTCAAGTATTTCGGCTTACCTTCCCTACATTTGCGAGCTATGTAGCCCATAATCTTTCGATCTACTGTTAGGGGGATCAAGAACCTATCAGCATAACCAGGTTCATCGCTCCAATAGAAGTCACTATCGTCAAGTGTTAATCCACGCTCGTATATATATTCTACTACTGAGATAACACGATCATCCTCTAGTATTAGATCCTCTGTGATTAATCTTGAGTTTTTAGGCATAGCTCTGGGTGTGAATTCTGGGATAGCTATTATGTCTTTAGATTGTTTTCCAGCTTCGATCTTTAGACATTCGAATGCTATACGATTTACTTGATCATCACTAGCACCTAGCCAGCGTAGCAGATCCTGCATACGTTTACCTAGATTTCGTCCTGGCCTCCAGCTAGCCTTCCATCCGCAGTTAAAGCAGTGATAGCTTGCTCCGCCATCGTCAGTACGGATTAGTCCGCCGCGTTTCTTTGTATCACGACTCTCGCCGTTGTTATGGCAGCATGGGGCATTGAAGCTAATCCATCCACTGGATGATTGCTTTCTTTGCGGAAGCAGAGCAAGTAGTTCATCATATACTGACATATAAGCATTTTAGCT